CGAACACAACCTGATCGCGGATGCCGCTGATCCGGCCAACGAACACAGCGTCATCAGCCTCGAAGGTAATGGCGGCAAAATAGCCTTTGTAAGTCATGGCGCTCATGGGGTTACTCCTATCTTAGTCAGGAAGGCCGCCACTTCGCGGACCTGATATTTCTTCGCCTCTTTCTGGGGATGCGGACGGTGCAGGAAAAGCAGGTCATCACCATGGAAAATCTTGATGGCCGATCCTGCCTTTTCCTCGACTTCGCAACCAAGGCTCACAAGCAGTGCCTCGATTTCAGACCAGACCAGCGTTCCGCTTGTCGGCGTTGCGAAAATCTTGGACAGGAGGCGGATGTGCTTGCTCTTCATGCCATCATAATGTGCCATCATGATCGGATATGCAAGCATAAAATGATGGCACATTCAAAAAGATCGAGCACCGCTTTTCGTTGTACTGACGGGACGTTTCTGGTAGGATTTGGGTATGACGACAGCCCCGAAAATCCATGAAACTGTTGCTCAAATGGCGAGGCCAAAAGCGGTCAGACGCCCCTCGGCCCCGAGGCTTGAGCCGGGGCTCACTGCGACAATCGAGCGCGTGGGTAAGGACGATTACCAAGGCCCTATTGGCAAACGCTCGCGGTGCAATCACCTCATGACCCTGCGCAAGGCCGGCGAGCTCGATGCTGAGGCCGAAACCTTGGCTGAGCGCTGGTTGAGCGATTACCAATTTGGCGTTCACGGCTACACCGACGCCATGCACAATCCGCTGCCAAGCGATTACATTCGCGGCGATGCCATTACTTTCGCCACCTCGCGCGGCATCGCCAGTGAACGGGTGGGGTTGGTGCGCGATAACCTGGGGGATGATGCGCACGATATGCTCGTCAGGCTCCTTTCTCTCGATCAGTCTTTTGCCTCGATTGCACGCGAGAAGTTTCCTGCGCGTAGCAAAACGAGCGCCGAAAAGGCCATCCGGGAACGCGCTGTCGTGCTGCTTCAAATCCTGCCGAGCGCCTATAAATCAGCCTGCCGCTTGCAAAAGCAGCGCAAGGAACAGGCGCGCAGATAACGCTGTACAATGGCCATGCAGACGGATAATATCTGATAAATTCCTAACTCTGCGCGGTCCACAATGTCCCCCCAATCAACGCGATTGTTGGTGGGTGATGTTGTGCAATTCGGTGCGGTTCGGTTTTTCCTGGTTGGGCTGAGCTCTAATGCCGCCGTTCTCTGCGAAATCGTTGGGTCTTCGGCGCCCCATCATAGGGCCGATATCCCCTTATCCTGGCCTGAGACTTTGCGGATGGGGGTCGCTACGCGCAGTCATATCAGGTGCGCGCCACGGCTTTTCCGGAATGCCAGGCGGCTTATGAAAATCGGCGCTGCAGATAAGCCCATTTTGACGCGTGTGCGTGCAGCCGTTCGGGTCGAGCTCGACGTGCAGAGACGCGAGGACGAATGGCTGTTTTCTCGGCGTCTTTGTGGCTGAATTCCCATAATCATAATTGCCTGGAGGTCGCATGGCTGGGCGCAAACGTCCGGTAAAGAGCCGGGCTACTACAAAAACCACAAAGCCAAAGCGCGATGCGCGAGATGTCTTTCTCGACCATCTGCGCAAAACTTCGAATATCTCGGAAGCGGCGCGCGTTGCCGTTCTGGATCGCACAACCGTTTACAGATGGCGCTCGGAAGATTCTGGCTTCGCTGCGGCCTGGGACGACGCAATTGACGAGGCGACAGACGCGTTAGAGGCCGAGGCCCGACGCCGCGCAGTCGATGGGCACGAAGAATATGTGGTCTCAATGGGCCAGATCGTCCTCGACCCTAAGACCGGCGAGCCCTTGAAGCAAAAGCGTTTTAGCGACTCTCTGACCGCCTTGCTGCTGCGCGCGCACCGCCCCGAAAAATACCGAGAGCGGCATGACGTGAAGCAGTCGGGATCGGTTGCCATCACCATCACACCGGACGACAGCGCGCTTTGAGGCATGGTCGCAACGCTCAATCCTGCGCAGGCTGAGGCCAACCGGCTCTTGGGCTCGCCTGCGACGCATATCCTGCTGCGTGGCGGGTCGCGTTCGGGCAAGACTTTCCTGCTTGTCCGCGCAATCGTCATCCGGGCAGTCATGGCCCCGGGCTCGCGGCACGGCATTTTCCGACACCGATTCAACGCTCTCAAACACACGATCATCGGCGATACCTTCCCGAAGGTCATGCGCCTCTGCTTTCCCGATCTGCCATACACGCTGAACAGGACTGACTGGTTCGTGAGCCTGCCCAACGGCTCCGAGATCCTGTTTCATGGTCTCGACAGTTCGGACAGGACCGAGAAGATCCTCGGTCTGGAATTCGCCACGGTCTATCTAAACGAAGCGAGCCAGATCAGCTACGGCGCGCGCAATATGCTGCTTACGCGCCTTGCGCAGAAAACAAAGCTAGTCGCCAAGGAGTATATCGACGCCAACCCGCCAACGACCTCGCACTGGCTCTACAGCCTGTTCGAGCGTCGGATAGAGCCGAAAGGCGGCGAGCCCCTGCCCGATCCTGCTTCATATGCGACGATGCAGATCAATCCGGACGCGAACCGGGAAAATCTCTCGCCCGAGTATCTCGCCCAGCTGGAGGCATTGCCGGAAAAGGAGCGTCAACGCTTCCTGTTCGGGAATTATCAGACAGCCATTGACGGCGCGCTCTGGACACTGGATCGGATCAGACGGGCCTCAGCGGTCACGGAAGAGGAACGCGCTGCCATCCTTGCGGATATGCGTCGCATCGTCGTTGCTGTCGATCCCTCTGGCTGCTCAGGTCAGGAAGATTACCGCTCGGACGAGATTGGTATTTCGGTCTGCGGCATCGACCGCGAAGGCTGCGGCCATGTGCTGGCAGATCTGACTTGCCGCACCGGCCCGGCCGGATGGGCGAAGGTCGCGCTCAATGCTCTCGACCTCTGGAAGGCCGACCGGATCATCGCCGAACGCAATTTTGGCGGCGCAATGGTCGAGCAGACAATACGATCGGTCAGGGCAACCGCACCGATCAAGATGGTGACGGCCTCGCGTGGCAAATACGCCCGGGCCGAGCCGATCGCCGCGCTCTATGAGCAAGGCAAGGTCATGCATCACGGGCGCTTCCCCGATCTCGAGGATCAGATGTGTCAGTTCTCGGCTTCCGGCTTTCAGGGCGCTCGCTCGCCTGATCGGGCCGACGCGCTGGTATGGGCACTGACAGAACTGATGCTCGAAAAGCAGAGTGCCCCGGCTGGATGGGCGCCTGCACCGGTTACTTTTGGACGATAGGGCTTTCGCATGGATTGGCGGCATCTCACCGAGCGATACCCCGCGCCTCAAGTTCTGACCGTACGGGGTAACCGCCTGCTCAATCTCCGTCGCGTAATTGACGGAACGATGTATGACGTTCTGCCGCACGATTTCTCGGAGGAATATTCCGGGGCTGGCGAGTACATCCCCCTCTCCCGCCGCCGCCCATCCGTCCGCACCAATTTGTGCCGAACGGTGGTTGATGACAGCGTGTCGCTCCTGTTTGGTGATACACATTGGCCGGGCATACGGGCAACCGACCAAAATACGATCGATGTGCTCAATGCCTTTACCCGGTGCGCCGGGCTTCGGACTCTTATGGTCGAGGCAGCGACGCGGGGTTCGGTCGGATCTGTTGCGATCTTGGTCGAGGCGATCGACGGCCAGCTTGCGCCTACATTGCTCGATACAGCCTACCTCACGCCACGTTGGGACGCGCTCGGTCGTCTCGTTTCGGTTCAGGAGCGGTATATCGTCTCGGGCAGGGACTTGGCCGCGTCGGGGTATGTGATTCCAGATGATATGACCGGCTCGAACTTCTGGTGGCAACGGACATGGACGGGCCAAGAGTGCGAGGTCATGCAGCCGCAGCTTGTCAGTTCGAACAAATCGCCAGGCATTGATGCAGAGCGGTCGAGCAAGCACGGCCTTGGCTTTGTGCCTGTTGTCTGGATCCGGAACCTTGGAGGCGCACCGGGCGAGGCTGACGGGGCTTGCACGTTCGAAAAGGCGATCGATACCGTTATCGAGGCTGACTATCTCCTGTCCCAGGGCGGGCGCGGCTTGCGCTACGCCTCCGACCCAACGCTGGTCCTCAAGGCAGGGTCCGAACCGCACGGTGGCCCAGCCCGACAAGGTGGTGCCGCTTCGGCTCTAACCCTGCCCCCTGACGGCGATGCCAAACTACTCGAGATCAACGGTGCAGCGGCTGATGCGGTCCTAACCCACTACCGGGAGTTGCGGGCCCTCGTGCTCGAGCAATTGCACGGCAACCGTGCTCATTCGGACAAGATTTCCGCAGCGCAGTCCGGTCGGGCCATGGAGATGATGTGCCTGCCGCTCATCTGGCTCACAGATCGGCTAAGGCAGTCATACGGTGAGGGTGGGTTGCTATGCCTGCTTCGCATGGTCTGTCAGTTCTCTGCGGCTCTGGCTGACGGCGTGCTGATCAACGGCGAGCGGCACAAGGATCTCGACCCAACCGGTCTTTGCCTGCACTGGCCGCCGTGGTTCGACCCGACCGAGCCCGAATTGCTGGCACTGGCCCAAGGGCTCGTGACGGCAGTGGATGGCGGCCTGATCGCGAACCAGACCGCCTGCATGATCTACTCCGCCCGGATTGGTGTCGCTGACGCCTCCGAGGAATGGGCAAAGATCAAAGCCGAGATTGCGAATGGTGACCGCGTAGCCAAGCCCGCCGACGCGGTTCGCAAGGATGCCCTCGTTGGCAAGACGCTCTCGCATCAGGTCGAGGCGTAATCGCGGCTGATGCCGCACCCCGAAAAGAGAGACAGATGTCCGAACCAACCGAAATCGACCCGAACACCGTTCGGGAGCTCGAGCGCGCGCGCGCCGACCTCAAGACACTGCGTGCCGAACTCAAAGGCGTGCAGGAAGACGCCGACCGCGCCCGCAAGGAGCGTGACGGCTTCAAGGGCCAGATGGAGAAGCAGCGCGCTGAGCATGACGCCAAGCTGGCCGAAGCCAGCGCTGCAAATGACGCTCTTCGCGCCGAAAACGAAACGGCGATGACCGAACTGCGCTCGGCGGGCGACAAGGCCCTGATGCACGCGAAGGCCGAGGCAATCGCGACCCGTCTGGGTGCGCATGATCCGGCTGATGTGGTGCGCCTGCTCGATCTCTCTGCCGTCAAGCGCGGCGAGGACGGCACG